TGCTCTTCCGATCTCCTCGGAAGAATACGCAGACTGTTCGCGAGGCCCCCCTGCTTTGAAGCGGCGATAAGTAATCCACGCGCACGCGTGAGCAGGAGGCAAAAATCACGCAAAAAGGAGGCGTTTTCTGTGGCGAATCAGCGTGAAAAGACCAAAGAACAGCGGATCCGCGCGGAGAAAGCGCGTCTGAAAAAGCTTTACCGGAATCTGCCGAAGGAAGCAGCCGGAACTGTCGCAGGCCTCATCGATCAGGCAGCCTTTATGCGCATCGAGTGCGAGGACATGGCGGACGACTTGCGGGAAAACGGCTGGACGGAGAAATTCCAGCAGTCGGAGCGGCTCGAGCCCTATGACCGCGCCCGGCCGATCGGGCAGGCGTACAACTCAACGAACGCGAACTACCAGAAGATCATCAAGCAGCTCACGGCGCTCCTGCCGAAGCCGGACACCGCGCCGAAACAGGAGGACGACGGCTTTGCAAGCTTTGTCCGGGAGCGTGACGAGGAATGAAACTCACGCGCTACCCGGAGACCTACAACCCCATCCTCGAATACTGGCAGGCTATCCAGGGCGGCAGCGAGGTCGTCAGCCTGAAAGTCCAGAAGACCTACCGGCACGTTGTAGAGCAGCTTGAAAACGCGGATTCCGAGTTTTATTATTCCCCGCGCCGGGCAAACCACGTCCTAGAATTTTTTGAAAACTACTGCCACCACTCCAAGGGCAAGGCGGGCGGCCAGCTCGTCCGGCTGGAGCTATGGGAAAAAGCACTGCTGGCGACTGTCTTCGGGTTTATCGACATCGAGGGAAACCGCCAGTACCGCGAAGCGATCCTCATTGTCGGCAAGAAAAACGGCAAATCGCTGCTGGCATCCGGCGTCGGCCTGTATTTGCAGCTGGCGGACGGCGAAGCAGGCCCGGAAGTCTACGCGGTAGCCACAAAGCGGGACCAGGCGAAGATCATCTGGCAGGAAGCCAAGCGCATGGTGCAGAAATCGCCGGCGCTGCGCAAGCGGACGCGCTGCCTGGTCGGCGAGGTGGACAGCGATTACAACGACGGCGTATTCAAGCCGCTGTCCTCGGACAGCGACACGCTCGACGGCCTCAACATCCACGGGGCCATGATGGACGAGCTCCATCAGTGGAAAAACGGCAGACCGCTGTACGACATCGTTGCCGACGGCGATCAGGCCCGCGCGCAGCCGCTGCGATTCATCACCTCCACAGCCGGCACCATTCGAGAAGATATCTACGACGAAAAATACGAAGAGGCCGAGCGCATCATAAACGGCTACGAAGATCCGGACGGGTACCACGACCCGCGCCGGATCGCGTTTATTTACGAGCTCGACAAGCGCAGCGAGTGGACAGACCCGGACTGCTGGAAAAAGGCAAATCCGGGCCTCGGGACGATCAAGAGCTACACGGCGCTGAAAGAGCGGGTCGAGCGGGCGGAGAAAAACCCGGACCTCGTCCGCAACCTCGTCTGCAAGGATTTCAACATCCGCGAGACCTCCAGCGAAGCCTGGCTCAACTTCGAGCAGATCGACAACCGCGACACCTTCCAGCTCGACAAGGAAAACCGCCGCCTGATCTGGCAGCACCACATGGCGGACGGCAAGACGCAGGAGCGCGTGCTTTCCTACCCGCGATACGGCATCGGCGGCGCGGACCTCTCCAAAACCACTGACCTGACGGCGGCAAAGGTGCTGTTCCAAGTGCCGGAGCTACCGGAGATCCTGTTTGTGCTGCAGATGTACTGGCTGCCGCAGGACCTTTTGGAAAAGCGCGTCACGGAGGACAAGATCCCCTACGACAAGTGGCATGAGCGCGGGCTGCTCCGCCTGTCCGAGGGGAATAAGATCCGCTATGAGGACGTCAAAGCATGGTTCATCGAGGTACAGGAAGACCTCGATATTTTTATCCCCTTTATCGGGTATGATGCGTGGTCTGCGTCTTATTGGGTGGACAGCATGGCGGACTATTTCGGGAAAGAGGCCATGATCGCCGTGCATCAGGGCGTGAAGACCTTGTCAGAGCCCATGAAGCGCTGCGGGAACGACTTGGAATCCAAGCGCATTATTTACAACAACCACCCGATCGACAAATGGAACCTCGCAAACACCGCCTACGACGAGGACAAAAACGGCAATATCCAGCCGCACAAAACGAGCAAGTCCACGCGCCGCATTGACGGAACGGCGGCCCTGCTCGACGCCTACACGATCTACGATCAGAAGCAGGCAGAATACACCAGTATGCTCTAGGAGTGAGACAATGGGATTTTTTAAAAACCTCCTGACGAATATCACGACGACCAAGCGCGTCTCAACCGTCCAGATGGTGCAGGAGCGCGGGAACGGATTTTACAGCTACAACGGCAAAATGTATCAGTCCGACATCGTCCGCGCCTGCATCCGGCCAAAGGTCAAGGCCATCGGCAAGCTGACGGCCAAGCACATCCGGGAGACCATCACCGCCCAGACGCGGAAGATCGCCGTCAACCCGGAGCCGTACATCCGCTTCCTGCTCGAAGAGCCGAACCAGTACATGACAGGCCAGCTGCTGCAGGAGAAGCTGGCCGCACAGCTGGTCCTCAACAACAACGCCTTCGCCGTGATCCTGCGGGATGAAAACGGCCTGCCGAACGCCATTTTCCCGGTCGCGGCCATGCAGGCCGACGCTGTCTATGACGCTGGCGGGAATCTGTACATGAAATTCTACATGCAGAACGGCAACGTGCTGACGTTCGCCTATGACGACATCATCCACCTGCGCGGGGATTTCTACGAGAACGACATCTTCGGCGACCCCATCGCCCCGGCCATCGTGCCGCTCATGGAAATCGTAACGACGACGGATCAGGGCATCGTCAAGGCCATCCGGAATAGCGCCGTCATCCGCTGGCTTTTGATGTTCGCATCCTCCATGCGCTCGGAGGACATCAAGAAGCGTGCGCAGGACTTTGCCGACAGCTTCCTCAATGTTTCCAACGGAACGGGCGTCGCGGCCGTCGACGCAAAGGCCGAGGCCAAGCAGATCGACCCCAAGGACTACGTCCCGAACGCCGCACAGATGGATAAGACCACGCAGCGCATCTATGCCCTGTTCAATACCAACCCGCACATCGTCACATCCATTGCGACGGAGGATGAGCAGAACGCCTATTTTGACGCCGAGATCGAGCCGGTTTTGAAGCAGCTGAGCGGCGAGTACACCCGCAAGCTCTTCTCCCGTCGCGAGCGCGGCTGCGGCAACCGCATCGTCTTTGAGGCGTCCGCGTGGGACTTCGCGTCGACCTCGACCAAGCTCAACCTCCTGCAGATGGTCGACCGCGGCGCGCTGACGCCGAACGAATGGCGGCGCGCATTCAACCTCGCGCCGGTCGACGGCGGCGACAAGCCAATCCGGCGGCTCGATACGCAGCCGGTCAATCAGAATACCACCAAGAAAGGAGATGAAACCGCATGAAGATCAGCATTCGCGGGCCCATCGTGTCCAGCAACCAGCACCGCTTTTATCAGTGGTACGGCATGGAGGCGACGAGCCCTAAATCCGTAGCCGACGCGCTTGCATCCGGAAACGGTGAGCGGGCAGAGGTCGAGATCAATTCCGGCGGCGGCGAGATCTTCGCCGCGAGCGAGATCTATACCGCCCTGCGCAGCTACGCCGGCGGCGTCCACATCCGCATCGTCGGCCTTGCGGCCTCGGCCGCGTCCATCATCGCCATGGCGGGCGAGTCGGAGATGACGCCGACCGGCATGATGATGATCCACAACGTCCAGTCCAGCGCCGACGGCGACTACCGCCAGATGGAGCACACCGCCGGTGTCCTGCGCGACGCCAACCACGCCATGATCTCGGCCTACGTCGCCAAGACCGGCAGGCCGGAAGCGGAGATCGCCGCCATGATGGACGCAGAAACATGGATCACAGCGGAGCGGGCCGTAGAACTCGGCCTCGTTGACCGCGTGATGCAGCCGGATACCGGCCAGAAGCCGCTGGCCGCGGATTTTTATTCCGGCATGCTCAGCGAAGACGCGCTCAAACGCGCGGAAAACTTTTTAAAAAATCAGGCTGCAGGGCCTGACTTTTTTATGCCCGAACGGGCGCAGGCAGAAGCAAAGCTGAAATTTTTAAAACTCAAAGGAGAATTGAAATGACAAAGGAATTTTACAACACCCAGCGCCAGAAGCTCATGGACGATGCCCAGAAGCTGCTGGACGAAGGCAAGATCGCAGAGGCGCAGGCCAAGATGAAGGAAGTCGAGGCCCTCGACGCCAAGTTTGAGGAGGAAGCCAAGATTCAGGCAAACCTCAACGCCCTTGCAGGCCAGAAGGTTGCGGCACCGGCTGCGGCGGCACAGTCCGTCGACCTGTCCGGCACGGCAAAGACGCCGGACGTGCTCGACCGGTACGACACCGACGAGTACAAGAAAGCCTTTATGAACTACGTACTGACCGGCAAAAAGATCCCGGCGGAGCTGACCAATGTGGACGCAAACACCAAGACCTCCGACGTCGGCGCGGCCATCCCGACCACGACGCTGCAGAAGATCTACGAGAAGATCGAAGCGACCGGCATGATCCTGCCGCGCGTGACGCACACGTCCTACAAGGGCGGCGTGACCGTCCCGACCAGCTCCGCCAAGCCGACCGCCTCGTGGGTGGCGGAAGGCGAAGGCTCCGACAAGCAGAAAAAGGCACTCGGCTCCATCACGTTTGCCTACCACAAGCTGCGCTGCGCGATCTCCATGTCGCTTGAGGTCTCCATCGTGACCTATCCGATGTTTGAGTCGCAGTTTGTCGCCAACGTGGCAGAGGCCATGGTCAAGGCTGAGGAGCAGTCCATCATCAGCGGCTCCGGCTCCGGCCAGCCGAAGGGCATCACCAAGGAGACCGTTGTGACCGGCCAGAACATCGACATCGCTGCCGCAACGACCGCGCTGGCGTACACCGATCTGGTCAAGGCCGAAGCACTCCTGCCGCAGGCCTATGACGCAGACGCCGTCTGGTGCATGACGAAGAAGACGTTCTTTGAGCAGATCGTCGGCATGGTGGACGACAAGAAGCAGCCCGTCGCCCGCGTCAACTATGGACTCAGCGGAAAGCCGGTCTACTCGCTCTTTGGCCGCGAGGTCGTCCTCGTCGGTGACTATCTGCCGTCCTTCACGGCGAGCGTGACTGCGGACACGATCTTTGCGTTCATTTTCAATTTCAAGGACTACCTCTGGAACGAAAATCTGGGCATGACCTTCCGCAAGTACACCGACAACGCGACCGACGACGAGGTCACCGTCGCGCTGGCGCTCGTCGACGGTAAGGTCGTCGACAAGAACAGCCTCGTCACGCTGACCAAGAAGAAGGCTTGACGGCGCGCGGCCAACAGGGAGGGATAACCAATGGCTTTGATCAACGTTGCAAAAACCGCCCTGCGGCTGACCACAAACGCCCTTGACGACGAGCTCGCCGACGAGGTCGACGCCTGCCTTCTGCGCCTGCATCTGGCAGGCGCGGACGGCGCGGAGGAAGACCCGCTTGTAAAGGACGCCGTCCGCGCCTACGTCCGCTGGCAGCATGATTTCTGCGGCCGGGGCGAGGAATGGAAGACCTGCTTTGCAGATATCCGCGACGCTATGGGGCTGTCCGACGATTACAGGGCAGTCCAAGCCAGCGGCGGAGTAGGAGGTGCTTGCTGTGATCTTTGACACCCAGATCACGCTGCGCCTGCTGTCCTACCCCATCGTGAGCGGGCAGACCACCGAAAAGCTCGAACGCGAGACAACCGTCTGGGCTGCCCGCAAGTCCGTAAACCGCGCCGAGTATTATCAGGCCGCGCAAGCCGGCAAGCGCACGGACGCAATTTTCCGCATGCACAGCGCGGAATACGGCGGCGAGCAGCAGCTCATCTGCGGCTCGGACGTCTTTGACGTCGTCCGCAGTTACGGCGCGGAGACGGAAGAGGTAGAGCTGACCTGCAAACGGAGGGACGGCGCATGATGATCTATGAGGCGCTGGAAAACCTGGGCGTACCGGTCTGCCACCCGCCATACAAGGGCGGAGAAGAAACCTACATCACCTATCAGCTGCTCGGCCAGTCCGGGCAGTTCTACGCCGAGGGCGGAGAGGCCGAGACCGGCGTGCAGTACGCTGTTTCCATCTTTGCCGAGGGCTTTGCCGCCGATCTGCTCCAGCGCACGAAAGCCGCGCTGGAGGCCGCAGGCTACATTGCTACCGTCGACATGGAGACCTACGACAAGGAAACAGGCCGCACGCAGATCGCGATCATCGCCGAGACAGAGGGCGCAGCCTATGGCTAACATCTCCATCACCGGTGTCGACGAGCTCATGGCCACGCTCCAGAAAGCGAATGTTTTTGACGAGGACATGCAGCAGGAGCTCCTGTACGCCGCCGGGGATATCATCGTCGAGGAACTGCAAAAAATGGTAAAGGCGAGTGGGTTTCAGACCGAGGCATATGCATCCAGCGTGAAATACCGCAAAACCATCAAACGCGACAAAAACGGAGACCCGTACATCTCCATCACCGCAGTCGGCAAAAACGAGCACGGAACGCGCAGGGCGACCGTGCTTTTTGTTTTGAATTACGGCCGCGCGAAGGAGTACGGGCAGATCACAGGAACTTATTTTTGGACAAAGGGCGTCCGCAGCGCGCAGAAGCGCGTGAACGCGGAACTCGAAAAAATTCTCACACAAAAGCTGAAAGAAAGGGGCTTACTGTAATGCCTAGTTTTGACTTACGCGGCATCCGGGCGGGAAAGTATAAAAACACGTCCGGCACCGTGACCTACACAGAGCCGACCGACGTCGGCGACGCCATGAGCGCGCAGCTGGAACTCAAGTTCGCCGAGGGCCGCCTGTACGCGGAATCCAAGCTTGCCGAATATATCAAGCTTGCCACCGGCGGCACGATCTCGCTGGCTGTAAAGTACATCAAAAGGGCCGCACAGGCCATGCTCTACGGCTGCACATCCGATACGAGCAAGGAAAATCTGAAATTCTCGGCAAAAGACATCGCAAACTATGTCGGCATCGGCTTTTACGCGCCGGATAAGATCGACGGCGTGACCAAATACACCTGCGTTTGGGTGCCGAAAGCGCTGTTCGGACCGCCCTCGCTGTCCTACCAGACCAAGGGCGAGAACATCCAGTTCAACACGCCGACCACGACCGGCGAATTCCTCGCAGACGATTCGACCGACGAGCTGCTGCTCGAGATCGAGACCGTCGACACCGCGGCGGAGGCCGTCGCCTGGATCAAGGGAAAGTTGGGTGAGACCTGATGGAGACGACAAAGTTCGAAACCGTAGATTATGAATTTGAAGGCCGGGTGTACCGGCTGACCTGCAACATGAACGCCATCGCATACGTGCAGGACGAATACGATGGAAATCTCGTGCAGGCGCTGGATCGGATCCATGGGATCAAAAGTACGCTGGCGTTTCTCGCCGGTATGCTGACGGACGCAGCGGATTCACAGGGGATCACCGATGAGAACGGACTGCCGCTGGTATTTACGCGGAAGCAGCTGGGCCGAAAGCTCACGCTCGCGCAGACCGTGGAGGCCGGAAAGCTGATCTATCCGCTGGTCCGGGCCGAAGTATTGAAGAACGCGGGGGCCGAAACGAAACCGCAGGAAGACGAAAAAAACTGACACAGCCGGGGGAACCGAAGCCGAACGGCTTTGATTTCCCCGGCTATCTTGCCATTTGGCTGTTCCGGCTGCACCTGCCGGAGCGGGACTTCTGGAAGACCATGAGTCCACGCCGACTGACGCTCCTGCTTGACGCACTGGAGCCGCCCAAAAAGCCGGAAGAGCCGCAGAGCCTCTCGGCCTACATCAACGGAGGCACATAATATGCCAAACATCAACACAAGATTTACGCTTTCGGGCGAAAAAGAATACAAACAGGCCATCTCCGAGATCGGCAGCGGCATGAAGGTGCTGGACTCGGAGATGCGCAAGGTGCAGTCGGCCTACGCGCAGAACGCCGACAGCGTCGAGGCACTGAACGCCAAAAACGACGTGCTCGAGCGCAAGATCTCCACGCAGACAGAAAAAATCGAGTATCTGCGTGCCGCCCTGCAGCAGTCCGCCGAGAAATACGGCGAGGCAGACAAGCGCACAATGCAGTGGCAGACAAGTCTCAACAACGCAGAGGCCGACCTCAACAACCTCAACAACCAATTCGACGAAAACAAGAAAAAAATTGAGGAATCCAGTAAGGAGATGGGCAACCTCGGCGACGTGGTGAACGGCCTGACCTCCAAGCTCGGGATTCAGCTGCCGGACGGCATGAAGTCCTCCATGAACGCCATGGGGAGCCTTGACGCGTCGTCTCTGGCGCTGGCGGGCGGCTTCGCTGCCGTCGCGGCGGCAATCGTCAAGGCAGAAAAAGCCATGATCTCCATGACGAAGGAGTCCGCCGCCTTTGCCGACAACATCATCACGCTTTCCATGCAGACCGGGCAATCGACACAGCAGCTGCAGGAGTTTGCCTATGCGTCTGAGCTGATCGACGTATCCGTCGACACCCTGCAGGGAAGCCTGACAAAGCTGACTAACAACATGCAGGACACGATGAACGGCACGGGCAATGCGAAGACATCCTTTGAGGCACTGGGCGTCTCCGTGACCAATGCCGACGGCAGTATGCGCAGTGCGAACGACGTTTTTTATGAGACGATCGACGCGCTCGGAAAGGTGAAAAACGAAACCGAGCGGGACGCAATGTCCATGGACATTTTCGGACGCTCCGCGCAGGATCTGAATCCGCTGATCATCCAGGGATCGAAAACCCTCAAGGCCTACGCAGACGAGGCACACAACGTCGGCTACGTGCTCGACGACGAGGCGCTTTCCGCACTCGGAGCGGTCGACGACGCATACCAGCGCCTGCAGAAGACACAGGAGGGCGTCAAAAACCAGCTGGCCGCCGAGTTCGCGCCGTACCTAGAGGAATTTTACGGCGACGCGACACAGGGCGTGAAGGATCTCGGGAAGGCGATCAAGGATTCCGGAATCGTCGACGCCTTCGGCATGCTGCTTGAGACCGTCGGTGATATCCTCAATCCCATGTCCGACCTGTCCAACAACCGCGTCCCGGCGCTGACCAAGGCGCTGCAGCCGCTGGCAAAGGTCATGGCGCTCATGGCCGACGCGGCGGAGCTGCTCAAAGGCGTCATCAACTTCGGCACCGGCCACATCAGCGAGGGCTGGGGCCAGATGAAGCATGCGCTGGGCTTCGGCTACAGCAGCGGAAACGGAAACAACTACCAGAACCTGCTCGACAGCTACAACGAGCAGCAGTGGGGCCAGAGCGCGTCCGACCTTTCCAAGGCCTACGAAGAGGCCGTCGCCCGCGGCGACTCGTCGACCCTCGGTATCACCGAGGACGAATGGCGCAGGCGGTATCTGGGCGGCAACGCCTCCGGCACGGACAACTGGTACGGCGGCTTCACCCGCGTCAACGAAAACGGCCCGGAACGCATCTATCTCCCATCCGGCAGCCGCATCCAGACGGCCAGCGAGACCCGCTACACCTCCGGCGATACCTACAACACCACCGTCTACGTCGACCACGTCGACGACCTCGACACCATCCTCCGCATCGCCAAAAACGCACGCATCACAGCCAGAATGGGGGCGAAGTAAATGCCAACCTTTACAGTGCAAGCGAGTGGCTCGACGGCAGTCGCGAAAAACTATCCGAATACAAACTACTCGAATCTTGCACAGTACAAGTTGTTTGCAGAGCCATTCACGGAAACAAGAGGCGACGTAAACAAAGGAGATAATATATACATCAAATTTCCGACGCCGGGAGATGCGTATAAATTTAAACGCGTAACAAAGGTGACGTTTACAATATACGCACAGCCAACAAAAGAAAGCGAGACTGGGTATAAACAAATTTGGGCATATGTGAACGGACTGACAAGCCCACTCGATGTGAACACAGTAACATATGCGACTAGGCCGAGCGCTTCCGGTGACATTTCGCAGCACGCCGATGGGGGTTGGTCTGCGCTGAACGAGATTATACAGTTAAGTGCAGATTTTAAGCCATACAGCGAAGAAAGCAAAACAGAATTAAAAAGCGGAATAAGGAATGGATTTGTTTTTGCGTTCAGAGGCGCGCAGTCTGGAACAAGCGAAGCAATTTTTTATGGGGAAAAATCAACGCGAAAGCCGTTCCTGACATGCGAGTACTCAAACGACAATGTCGGCATAAAAGCAGACAATTTATCGCCATCGGCAGGGGCATTCGTAAATCGAGCGCAAAAAAACACATTTACATGGGACGCCGAGGATGACACAGATCTCACGCAGGTTTGCTTCGCAGAGGTGAAACAAACCTCCGCTGTTTTTGAGTGGCGCGTAAAAAATGCGAGCACCTCAAATACGATCAGCGTCTCCGGCGCGACGACCGCCTGCACGGTCCCGGCAAATACATTCCCGTCCGGGACGATCGAGTGGCGCGTAAAGGTGACGGCAAACAGCGGAACGACAACAACGTCCGCATGGCAGGAGATCAAGACAACAGACGTCACGCCGTCCTGCAAGCCAATATCCCCATCCGGCATCGTAATTGATGCGACAATCGCCACCCGCTTCTCCTGGCAGCACATCATTTCCACCGGCACGCCGCAGAGCAAGGCCGACCTGCAGTGGTCCGCCGACGGCACGACCTGGAACACGCTCGCGACCGTCACCGGCGAAAATCAGTACTACGACGTGCCCGCGAACACCTTTACGAGCGGGACGAAATACTGGCGCGTGCGAACCTACAACACCGACGGCACGGCCTCGGCGTGGAGCGAAAAGGCCGAGTTTATCGCCATCAACGCCCCATCGGCCCCGTCCATCGTCATCCAGTCCACCGGCCCGCGCCCGCGCATCACCTGGCAGACCTCTGAGCAGGAGGCCTATCAGTTGACGCTCTCGAGCGGCTACGCCTCCGGCACGGTCTACGGCACGGAAAAGACATGGCGCTCGCCGGTCTATCTCGCTGACGGCAGCTACACCGTCCGCGTCCGCGTGCAGAACAAGTACGGCATGTGGTCCGAGTGGAGCGCAGCCGCGCTCCCCGTTTCGCACACCGAGGGCGAGGCGATCACACTGTCGGTCGATGCGGCCCACGAGGCCGCGCTGACCTGGCAGACCGCAGGCAGCTATGATTTTTATCTGATCGAGCGGGACGGCGTCGCCATTGGACGCACCATCCAAAAGCAGTACGTCGACCACACCAGCATCGGCAGCGTCACCTACCGCGTCCGCGGCTGTTACGCAGACAGCGACAACTACGGCGTGTCCAATTCCGACACTGTCGAAGTGATGCCCGAGACCAACATGATCTGCGACCTCGAGACCGGCGTCTGGCTCGAGATGCGCCTGTCCGAAACGCAGCTGCGCACCAACCGAACCAGTTTCTCGGCCGGTGTCTCGACCGTCCATCTGGCGGGCCTTGCCTATCCCATCGAGGAGCGCAGCGAGCAGCGCGACCGCGCCCTGTCCGTCGCCTGCGCCTGGCCGCACGCGCAGCGGGCCGCCGCCCTCGCACTGGAGGCCCTTGTCGGCCGCCTCGTCTGCCTAAAGGACCGCTACGGCAATATGGCCATCGGCTCGCTCCCGTCGCTCGAGAGCAACTGCGACGAGTTCATGCGCCGCTATTCCTTCACCATCTCGCACACGAACCGGGAGGAGGCGATCACCCTTGACCCGTGACGTCCGCTTCCGCGTCGACGTGCTCAGAAACGGCGCACCCATCACCCACCTCCAATGGGACACCGGCAGCGCCCCGCAGATCATGTGCGACCGGACAGCCACCCTGCACGGCTCCTTCAAGGGCAGCTTCCTGCCAAACGATCTCGCGGAGCTGGAGTCCGACGAGCTGCGCCCGTGGATCAGCATCAACGGCGTCGAAACATCGCTCGGCATCTATCAGGCCGCGACCGTCAGCAACAAGGGCAGCAGCTCCGGCACGCGCGTCGAGATCGAGGCTTACGACCGCTGCTGGCGGGTGTACACGCAAAAAACAGAGACGCTCCTGCATCTTGCGGCCGGAGCGTCCTACATCACGGAAGTCCGAAAGCTCCTGACCGCCTGCGGCATTACGCTGGTGATCGCGGCGCCGAACGACGCAGTCCTCGCCACAGACCGCGAGGACTGGCCGATCGGCACGAGCTACCTGACGATCGTCAATGCGCTGCTCTCCGAGATCAACTACGAGAACCTCTGGTTCGACGCCGACGGTGTCTGCCGCCTCGAGCCGTACCAGGAGCCATCCGCCGCCATCATCGACTGGCGCTACGGAACGACGGACCTGTTCCTCCCGGAAAAGCACCCCGGGCAGGACTGGTCCGACGAGACGGACATCTTTGACGCACCAAACGTTTTTGTCGTGACCTGCAACAACCCGGATATGGACGCAGCAATGGTGGCGACCGCCGTCAACGACAATCCGGCGTCCAAAAAATCCACCTTCAAGCGCGGCATGCGCATCACCTCCGTCGAGCGGGTGGACAACATCGCCTCGCAGGAGGAGCTGCAGGCCTACGCAAACAAGCGCCGCAACGAATCGCTGCTGGCCACGCGCACGATCACATTTTATACGCTGGCCGAGCCGGGCCACGGCGTCGGCGACATCCTCGCCCTGACGCACGACGAGATCGGCGGCATCTATCTCGAGACCGGCTGGTCTGTCACCATGCAGCCCGGCAGTCTCATGACCCACTCTGCGAAAAGGACGGTGATCGCCTGATGGAGGGCATCAACAGCTTATTTGTATCATCGATCAGCATGCCGGACGAAAACCTGCCGGAAAACTTTCTGGCGACCGTCGGCGCGGTCTATGACGATGGCCTGTCCCTCATCCTAGAGGGGCAGACTGAAGCCACAACAAAGCACTATAAATGCAACACGTCCGCCACCTTTGCCGCGGGAGACCGCGTCAAGGTCGCGCGGATCTCCGGCAGCTATATCGTCGAGTACGTTGTCGGGCCGCCGGGAAGCGGCGGAGGTGGCGGAACCAGCGGATATCAAGACAGGATCATAAAAAATGGATATGGCGTAAGAATGAGCGGAAGCAGGTTTCTCGTCGGCATACATGGAGATGAATACATCGGCGCGGTAAACAACTGGTTTGACGGCGGGTGCTTCGGAAAAGTGTATGTGGTGAACAACGCAAACACATACGCGACGCTGGCGTGCAATAGCAACGGGAAGCTACTGGTCAATGGAACCGTGATCGGATAGACCACAACAGGAAAGAAAAAGCCGCCATTTCGGGCGGCAAAGAAGGAGCTGATAACGCATGATCACCATCCACTGCTCCCGCGCGTGCGCGCATCTCTGTTCGCCGCCGGAGCTTTTGACGGCGGGGATGAGCAAGGCCGTGACGGTGCAGTTCGTCTTCTCACCCGCATGGGACGGGCTGACGAAGACCGCCGTCTTTACCAACGGCAAGACCACCGTCGACGTTCTGGCGGCGAACTGGGACGGGGATACCGTTCCCGTCCCGCACGAAGTTCTAGCCGTCCCGGGCCGCCACGCCCGCGTGGGCGTCTATGGCGCGAACGAAAGCGGCGTCATCCTGCCGACTGTCTGGGTGAGCCTCGGCAAAGTCCAGCCCGGCGCGGACCCATCCGGCGACGAGACCGCCGACCCGACGCTGCCCGTCTGGGCGCAGCTGCAGAAGCAGATCGGCGATCTGGACGACCTCAAGACCTACAACAAGGACAACCTCGTCGACGCCATCAACGAGGCGCGGCAGTCCGGCGGCGGCTCCGGTGGCGGGGGAATCCAGTCGGCACAGATCGACGCGATCCTCGTGATGACAAAATCCGAATATGACGCGCTGGACAAAAAGGACGCGCGGACACTGTATCTGTTGGAGGGATAACATGCTGGCAGTTGGACTCAAACGCATTCTAAAGCTGTTCATTGGCTCTATGGGCATCAAATCCGCCCACCTGGGCACGAAAACCATCTACGAAAGACCGGGCGGATTTTTGTACATTGAACTCACAAGCGAAGAAAGGGGATAAATCCAGATGGCAAGTTTTTTCAATCTGACACTTGATACGCTGGCACCTGCCGGCCTATCGCTGATCCTGAACGACGGTGCACAGTACGCGACCAGCGCGACCGTCACGGCGAAGATCTCTGTCTCCGACGAGACAACGACGGGCTACCAGATGAAGATCTGGGGCACGAAGACGGCGGAGACCGAGGCGGAAGCGTCGTGGGAGACATTCGCCAAGACAAAATCCATCACGCTGCCCGACGGAGACGGCCTCAAGACGATCTATGTCAAGATGCGCGACGACGTCGGCAACGAAACGGCCGCAGTCAGCGACACAATCACGCTCAACACGTCGATTCCTGCCGTGACCATCACCGGCCCCGACAAGAGCAGGATCTCGAAGGTCACGGGCTACGATGCAGCGGCGTTCTCCTTCGTCTGCGACGTGGACTTTGAGGAATACACCATTCGCGTCGTTCCGGCGACGAGCAGCCTGCACACGGCGGGCACGCAGATCCCGACGACGGGCGGCTCCACCAACGTCAGCGGCACGGAGGGAGGCTACAAGAAAAACACCGCCATCAACGTCACTGTCAAGGGCGCGGACCTCGAGGCAGCGTCTTCCGGCGACGGCACGAAGATCGTCAAGGTCTTCGTCAAGAACGCCGCCGGGACCTGGAGTGCCGCCTGATGGCCGCGCCGCAGCTGACATTCTCCATCACGGGCAACAAGATCTCGGCGGTCTCGGGGTTCAACTCGATCACCGTTTCCTTCTCGTCGGACATCGCCTACACGGCCTTCGAGTGCCGCGCGACGAAGTCCGGCGAGGATTGGGGCCGCGGGAAGGGCGCTTTGATCGCGTCCTTCTCCCAGACCCCGGCGGGCACGCAGCGCACCTTTGAGGTTTACGACGATTTTCTGCTTTCCGGTGATGGGGAATACCGCATTTCGTTGTTCGCGCAGGGCGCGGACGGCAGCTGGAACGACAACTACGGCTTTATCCCGCTGGGCCAGTCGCAGGCGCTGAAGACCGCGGACGGCGAGGATTTTCTGTGTATGAAGGAGTGATCGTATGGCTTACAACAGCCAGTTTACCGGCGCGCAGATCGACGAGGCTATCGCCGACGTGCGCAGCAACAAAGACGCGTGGAACGGAAAGCAAGATGTGATTCTCGCCTCCGGCGCGGCCGTCGGGGACCTGATCAAGGTCAAGGCGGTGGACGCCAGCGGGAAGCCGACGGCGTGGGCGGTGGCCGTGGCGGGCACGGACTATATGAAGACCGGCAACATCACCAAGCAGACGCTGGTCTCCGCGGAGACCACGCCGACCGAGAACTACGCCATCAACTGGCAGTACGAATAAGGAGGGACGGCACATGGCACATATGGCACGAGTGGCTGGGACGGATTACACCGTCGCGGGCGGCAAGACCCTCATCGACGGCACGGCGCACAGCGTCGTCGCGACGCGAGAGGTGGAGAAGACAGTCGTTGTTTCTGGCGTCGCAAGCAACTCTGCTATGGAGTCATTCTCCATAGACGATGCCAGATTCGATTGGGATAAGTACAAAGTAAAGAAAGTAGTTATTGTGTGTAAGGAGAACGCGATTTTCAACAACAATGATTATCGGGTTCTGTATGCTGTATATGAAAATGATGGAGCAGTAAACTATGGTGCCTGTTATTACGGCTATATTCGTACATTTAAACCGTCCATCGATGCGACGACAAACGGTACGCTTAAAGTAGGAAAAGCAAACCAATACGATGCAGGCAAGTTTGCATCCGTCAACTACACCATCGTCTTGGAGGCCAAAACATGAGTCACAAAACCCTGATATCCGGCACGAGCTACGCCATCAAAGGCGGCACTGACCTGATTGCTGGTACAAGTTACCAAATCGGGGGGGGTCGAACACTGGTGAATGGGACGAGCTATAAGATAGGATTCGCAGAGCCAGTATATCATCAAGTAACCGTAACAGGAAGGCAAAGCTATTTCAAAGGGGCTGTATATAACGGGAAAACGTATTTGCCGGAGAGCAGTTTTGAAGTGCTCGACGGAGAAACAGTGTATGTTTCCGGTTCAAAGCCCAATGCATCAATCTTCTACGACAATGAAGGTGTTGCAAACTACAACCCTAGGACCGGAAAGGTCGAATACACATTTGCCCCAAAGGGAGATACAGAAATCTTCAACCCAGGATCAGGATATATCTACATAACGACACTCAATAGTTAGGAGGTCAACATGATTTACTTCAAAGCGAATAACACCGAATATCCGGCGTCGATTGCCGGGAAAGTCACCGACCGGGACTGGGGCGGGCGCGAGGACAAGGCTGTCACGCTTGAAATGACGCACGCTGCCGCCGTGCAGCAATAGACAGGAGGAACTTATGGACACCTGGTACATCACCATCGGCGGGCAGGAGATCGAGACGCGGCCGGCCGCCGGCCGCATGCGCGACGCCGACTGGGGCGGGCGCGAGAGCCGCGCCGTCACCATCGCCAAGAGCGCGGTTGCAGACCCGCTGGCGCTATTCTGCGACGGCGCCGTCTGGGGCATGATCCACCGCTACACCACGGCCGTCCCTGTGCTGGACGCAGAGGGCAACGTCCAAATGAACGAGGACGGAACCGTCAAGTCGACGACCGAGACCGCCGAGGACCGCTACATGGACGACTACGCGGACTTCACCCTCGCCGGCCCCATCACCGACAACAGAGACGGGACCATCACCGTCAAGATGGGCAAAAAAACGGCCAGCGACGTGCTGGCGGAACTGGAGGCTACCTATGACGGAAACTAAGCTTACGCAGATCAAATCCGCCATCAAGGACGGCAAGCTCGTGCAGGCCGCAGGCGGCATCACGGAGGACGTGACGCAATCGGACAAGCTGGGCTATGACTGGCGGAATATCTACGTCAACAAGATCTTGGTGCGGCAGGAGTACGTCGAGCAGGAAGTCAAAGCCGGCACGGCAGACAACCCCATCGTGTGGAAGGCCGGCATGTCGCTCATCCAGAACGCATACTACACCTACAACGGCGAGACCAAGGTCTGGATGGGCGAGGCCGGGAAAAAGGCCGACTGGACAGACGCGGCCTTTGTGCCGATCTGATAAACGCAGAAGGGAGAAAATCAGATGGACCTGCAGGATCTGAACGTTGCCGTCGCGGAGATCCGCGGCAATGTCGACCGGAATACCGGCCGGATCAAGGATCTCGAGAAGAAGACCGACGCCGTGGCCAAGCTGGCCGAGGCCGTCGCCGTCATGGCCGAGCACATGAAGACGCTCGACGACAAGATCGACGGCATGCAGACGAGCGTCAACAGCCTCACGGCCAAGCCTGCGAAGAACTGGGACGCGCTGGTCAAGATCGCGCTGACCGCGCTGGTGTCCGGCCTCGTCGGCTGGGCGCTGAGCAAAATTCTGTAACACGCGCCGCAAGGCGTGAAATTTGAAAGGAGAAAAATACTTATGAACGCAAAATGGTGGAAAGCCGCGGGCATCCGCGCACTGAAAACGGTATGCCAGACGGCAGTCGCAACGATCGGAACGAGCGCGATCCTGTCCGAAGTCAACTGGATCGCCGTTGCCTCCGCCTCGGCGCTGGCGGGCATTCTGTCTTTGCTTACGAGCGTCGCGGGCCTGCCGGAGGTCAAGGAAGAATGAAGACTATGCCGCCGCAGATCGTAGACAATTTCACAAGCGTCAACATCTACCGGGGCGGCAATAAGCCGCAGTATCTGGTCATCCACTTCTTCGGGGCCCTCTCCAGCGCCTATGGCGCGTCGGAGTGGTTCAAGGCCCCGGAGGCGATGGCGTCCGCGCACTACTGCGTGGATGAGAAGGACGTCATCTACCACTGCGTGCCGGATACCGACATGGCGTGGCACTGCGGGGCCGTGGGCGGCCTGCACTACCGGCATCCGAAGTGCCGCAACTGCAACTCCATCGGCATTGAGCTGCGCCCGCAGAAGCTCGACAGCAGCCGCCTGAACGCGAACGACAAGGACTGGTACTTCGACCGCCGCGTCATCGAAAACGCCGTATGGCTCACCGCAAAGCTCATGCGGCAGTACAATATCCCGCTGGAGAACGTCATCCGCCACTATGACGTCACCGGAAAGATCTGCCCTGCCCCGTTTGTCGGACCGGCGCATAACATCTACTACGGCACCTCCGGCGACCGCCAGTGGCAGGAATTCAAGGCAAGACTGCAAGAGGAAACAGCCATGAGATACGAAAAGCTGCGGGACGTCGACAACCAGACGTACCGCCAGACGCTGGACAAGCTGGTCAGCAAGGGCCTGCTTAAAGGAAAGGGCGGCACGGGCGAAGACCTGACGCTCGATCTGAGCGAGGACAACGTCCGCATGCTCGTCATCCTGGACCGCACCGGCGTCTTTGACCGCTGACCCGCCCGGGCGGCGGGCAAGAAGGGAGCGATGGACAAATCACTGCGCGCTTGGCCCTGCCGAAGGGGCTGGAAAACATGACGCGCAGGGACTGGGAGCACGTCGCTGACGAGGGCATCTGCGACCTGATCGACCGCCAGATCATCAGGCTTTATATCGTGGGCAGGCTCCCGCAGATGGACGCCGCCGCCGAGATCGGCGTCGACCGCAAAACCATCTCCCGCCGCCTGCCGCACATCTACAACACCGCCCGCCGCCTGGTAGGGAAAACGGACAAAGAAAAAGCGCCATGAGCAACGGCTCATGGCGCTTTTTCTATGCCCGCATGTCCCACAAATGGTACACAAATGTCCCGGAAATGTCCCCCATAAAAACCGGGGAAGCGGCAGAATGAGAGTAGGAGCTGGCCAGCTTACTACTTTTACCGGAGGATTTTTTATGGAATACGCAAGCAAGGGACTCGCGGGGACTGCGCTGGGCTTTGGCATCGGCGGCGCCGCGCTGGGTCTGGCAAACGGCGGGCTCGGCAATCTGCTGGGCGGCCTCAACCAGAACAAGAGATCGGAAGCCGCTGACATCGCTGCGGCGGTCACGCCCGCCATGACGGTCGCCGCCATGCTCGCCGCACGGCAGCAGGAACCGACGTGCAGCGAGAACATGCCGGTCACGCGCTACGATCTGGAGCGCGAACAGAAGCTGGCCGCGAAGGACAGCGAGATCGCGCTCCTGAAGGCAAACACCTACAACGACCAGAAAATGCTGGAGATGTACGGTTATATCGACGGGCAGCTCAAGGACGTCCGTGAGGCGCTGTGCAAGCAGGCCGTCCACAACCAGCGCACCGAGGACAGCTTCGCGCTGGTCAAGCAGGACGTCGAGTCCGTCCGCAAGGAAGCGCTTGATGCGGTCAAGATGGAGGCCGAGCGCCGCTGCTGCGGTGATAACTCCATCGTCACCTACGTCAACGCGACCTTTTATCCCAAGCAGGTCGCCGACGTCACCACGGGCACCGCGACCACGGCGCAGACGCTCTACAACCCGATCCAGAAGTGCGGCGGGTGCTGCAACAGCTAAGGAAAAGGGGCGGCAATAGCCGCCCCATCCTTAAAGGAGGAAATCTGCAATGACAGTGACGATAGATCAGGCCATGCGCGGAATTTTGCGCTTTTTTGATACAGTAGCATCCCCACATATGGACGAGGTGCGGTCCTTTGTGGCAGGCGTTGGGTTGTCTTTGCTGGCAGACGGCAGCAAAGAGCAACTGCTTGTACTGAGAGATAACCCGTGGGTCAAAGCAATGCAAATTATGGATGAGCACGGGGATATTGACATTGACAGGCTCTATAATAAGGCAAGACCTCGGCTCGATGGACGAAAACTCCCGATAAAGATTCCGTTTATCGGCAAACTAACTTTTGTTGCGGACGATATTGACAGTCTATACAAGTGCATTCAGGAGGCGTGATATGGGGAAAGCGCATTACATTGAGCAGATCAAAGAGCAGTTGCATGAGATCATGGAACGCCCGGTGACGCTGGGCCACGCAGAAGAAGTTACGGTATATGCGAATGCTATCTGCGCGCTGCATAAGCTGGGTGGTGACCATTTTCGTGAGTCCACGAAAATGATGGAATTTACCGAGGACGATGCAAAAGAGTGGGCGGCCCGCATGAAGAATGCCGACGGCTCGACCGGCCCGCACTGGACGATGGAACAGACAACGGCCGTTGCTGAGAGCATGGGCATTCAGGCACCAGTGGTCCCACACTGGGCGTGGGGCGTGACCATGAACATGATGTACTCGGACTATTACCCCGTCGCGGTAGAGTTCGGACTCAACCGCCCGGAGTTCTACGCCGCGCTGGCAAAGGCGTTCCTGCTCGACAAAGACGGCCCGGGGCCGGAACAGAAGCTCATGGCGTATTATGAGCACATCGCAAAATAAAGAAATCCCTCCTGTCACCAGGAGGGATTTCCGCTTGCTATAGAATCTATATTTAGATGGGATTCATTCATGTGTACCAAATAAATGTATAACCATCAATCCGCGAGGGGGTAGAGGGTGACGTGCATGTCGCTGCCGGATTTGGTGTAGGATTTGGTCTGTTTATGGTAGAGGACCTTCTGCAGGACAGTTTTCAGGAGGGCGTTTTTCTCCTGCGGGGATGCGGCGAGCGGGTAGGTCTCGAGGACGCGGCGGACGGCGGGGGCCAGACGGGCGCGGGCCTGTCTGGCACGGGCCAGCTCATGGATCGTGGTCTGGCTAGCCTCGATGCGGTCGACGATGACCTGCTTGTCAGCGGCGAGCGCCTGCGAGCGCTGCAGGAAGATCTCCGGCGTATAGACGCCGGTCTCGACCAGCTCATACGCGCGGGCCTCCTGCGCCTCCAGCTTGGCAAGCTGCTTGCGGTCGGCGGCGATCGAGGACTCGAGCGCGGTGCGCATGGGCGTGTCATCTGGCGCAGCGGCCTCACCGAGCTCCAGCTCGCGCAGCCAGCCACGCAGAGCATCCAGCACGGCGTCTTCCACATCATCATACCACGCGCTGACGGTCGTGCAGCCGTAGGAGGGACAAAGGAGCGTATCGCGGCGGTTGCCGGACGACGGACGGCGCACCATCACGCGGCCGCACTGGTCGCAGCGGACGAGCCCGGCGAGGCTCGTCACGGTCCCCCATGCGCCCTTGCCGCGCGGGCTGGCGCTGGAATAGCTCAGAGCGACGGCCTTGTCATACTGCTCCTGCGAGATCAGGCCGTCGTGCAGCCCTTTATAAAGCTTCAGATCCTCCTGCCGGGTGCGGGGGCGACTGACGACGACGGAGCCGTCAACGATGCGCTTTGTCTCTGGCCTGCCGCCGGATTTGATCCAGCCAGCATTCGCCGGATTGCGCAGGATATCCAGCACAGAGTCCGCGCGCCAGAGGATGCCGGAGTTGGTCGGGACGCCGAGGCTGTTCAGCCGCGTGGAGATCGCCTTCGCGCCGATGCGCGCGCAGCCCTCGCCGGTGTACCAGTTGTAGATCTGCTGCAGGATGGGGGCCTGCTCCGGGTGCGGGACGAGCTTGTAGCCCTTGTCATTCGGCAGCTTCTCACGCGACCAGCCGAAGGGCGTCTTGCCGGAGATCCATTTGCCCTCGCGCAAGGACGCCTCCTTGCCGCGGGACAGGCGGCGCTTGATGGTGTTGTACTCCCGCCGCGACATAAAAAGGCCGAATTCGAAGTACTCCTCATCCATCTCGTTGTTCGGGTCGTAGGTCTTGTTCGGCGTGATGATGCGGGTGTCGGAGTATTTAAAGGTCTGGGCAATAATGCCCTGGTCAATGGTGTCGCCGCGCGCCAGACGCTCAACCTCCATGACGATGACGCCCGCGTAGTTGCCGGTCTCGACGAGCTGCAGGACCTTCTGCACCTCCGGCCGGACGGCAATGGAGTCGCCGGTCACGACTTCCTCGCAGATCTCCACGACGTTCAGCGCGCGGCTTTCGGACAGCGACAAAAGCGCGGCCCGGTGCCGCTTGAGCGTGTCAGTCTGGCCGAGAGCTTCGGCCTCCATGTCCTTCCGGGACTTGCGCAGGTAAATGATGTACTGCGCGAGCGGGTCGGCGATTTTCCAGGTAGATGTAAATTTCATAAGCAGATTCTCACCACAAGAGCAAAAGGTTATACGGATACCGCTCCGGCGCTGAGCCGGGGCGGTTTTATTTATGTGCGCATCCAGCCGATTGATGGACTGAGGACGTCGACCAAAAGCGCAAGGGCACACAGCAAAAGAATACCCAAGAGGATGAGCGTCACAAGCCGGTGCATGCGCAGGGACTTCTGCTGCTGAGCAAGCTGCGCACGAAGGGCCGCGTTCTCGGCGCGGAGTTTTTCAGCATCGGGAGGCTCGGCAGGCTCGGCAGGCTCGGAAGGCGGGATGCCGAAATACTCATCCATAGAAACGCCCATCTCCCGGCAGATCGGGCCGACCGTGTAAACAGATGGATTTTTGATGTCGCCGCGAAAGAACTGGGAGACGGTGCCGACGGAAAGGTCGGTATTTTCGGCGACGTCCTGATTTGTTTTGTGCGGAGTGATCGTCTGCTTCTGCTCACGGCATAAATCAGATAATTTTTCCTTCAAAACATGTCGTTCCCCCCAAAAAAGCAAGACGTCTGACTGCAAAAAGTAACTACCATATCTTTACAAGTCTACCTTGGACAGGCTATCCTAAAGTTACAGACGGCTCCCGGTCGCCTGCGCAAGCAAAAGCCCGCGCCGTTGTTCGGCCAGCGGCGCGGGCGAACCTCAAAAACCGAGCGCGTACATCAGGCTCGGTATGTCGTAGACAACACATGCAACGCATCAAGCCTCAAGCATTTCATAAAAAACATTCTCGCTGATAATTTCAATGTCGTTTCCTTTAAGGCGAAGCTTCTCAGCAGCCTTTTGCTTGTTGCTTTTCCCGTCTTTGATTTTGCTATAATCGCTGGAACCGAGAACAAGGTAATTGACATCTTTCCGGACACCGTCAAGACATACGCCGCCACGGTCTACGACAAGCTGCATGGCAGCTTTTCGCGGCATCTTATCCAGCGTGCCGGTGAACACGAAGACCTTGCCGAAAATCGGAGACGATTCGTCAAAATGATCAGTTTCCGGAACAATATCCCCGGCCCTCCACGGCTTGTGGTGCTGTTCCAAAGAAATACTGTGTTCGGAAACATAGTCGCGCAGGTAACGATAGCACTTGTCGGTTTGCTCAACATCAGAAAAGGCGCGATGCGCGACAGATTCGTTAATCCCAAATCTGCAGATAAGATCTTTAAGACGGTGATGACGATCCTCTGGGAAAAGCTTACGACTTATGCGCATGGTGTCGACGAAATCATTTGAAAACGGTTCGAGTGAGAGAGCAGAACAAGAATCATAGATAAAGTTGATGTCAAAATTAACGTTATGCCCAACGACAACATCAGAGCCAATGAACGAGAGGAATGCCGGAAGCACAGAATCAAGAGAAGGTGCAGGAGCAAGCATATCATCGGTAATGCCGGTGAGCTCAGTAATAAATTCGTCGATAGAGTATCCGGGATTGACCAAGGATGAAAAAGAGTCCTCTATTGCGCCGTCGACAATGCGGATTGCAGCGACTTCGATGATATCGTCATACTGAGGGTCAAGGCCGGTCGTTTCGAGGTCAAGAACGACATAGCGGCTGGGAAAAGCGAGTAGGCTATGGCCCTTACGGTCGCGCACCATGCTATTGGGATGGGCACTCTCAAGAGCAGCACTCATGGCAAAACCTCCAGTTTGATATGTAAATTTTTGTAGACTCTCATAATTGTAATTAACGAACGTATGTTCTAATATAATCATGCGAGTCAGGAAAAGGAACCTACAAATATTGTAAGCCACCGCCGAGGAAAGCACAACCGGGAAAGTGAACAAAAAATGAACGGTATTTTTGTGGAAGAATGGGGGAACGGATAGAATGACGCGAAGTTTTTACCTGCAGGACATCCGCCGCATGCTGCGGCTTGCGACGACGGAACAACTCGATCTGGTCTGGCGCTTCCTGCGCGGACTGGTCGCATAGAGAAAAAAGAGCCGAGGACGGTCATCCGTCCTCGGCCATTTTTTTTGCGATCTCGGCGAGCAGCTGCCATTCGTCGACGCTGAGCTTGCTGATGATCGATACAAACCGCTTGCGCGGCGAGTCGTCCGGGTCGTGCATGACGACGCCCATGAACTCGGCGATCTCCTGATTCCGCGTCAGCTTCTGCTTCATCTCGCCCTCGCCAGTGCGGAGCCAGGTCTCATTCACGTTAAACTCCCGGCAGATCAGTTTGATGAACGGCTCATTGGGGCTTGTTTTCTCACCCTCGAGGTTTGTGATCACGCCGCGGGTCGTACCGAGACGTTCGGCAAAGTCGGTCTGAGAGAGTCCGGAAGATCTGCGGATCTCTTTGATTCGCTCGTTGATGGTCATTGAAATCACCTCATGACTATATTATACACGCGATGGATGTATTGTCAATACAAAAATATGCAAAATATTTTGCAAACATGTATTGACAAAACATCAGAATGGTGGTACAGTGTAGTCACAATACAAAACACGGAAATAAAGTGTTGCGACAACGCGAGGTGAGAACAATGTCCGAGAAGGAAAAGCAGGCAATCGAGAACCTGAACAAGAGCACCGAGAAGCTGACGCCGGCACAGATGCAGCGTCTGAGCAGATCGGAA